GCGTGACGAAGCCTTTGCTGATGAAGATCGCATACCATTAGACCAAGCACTGGATGGACTAGGCCGATTAATTTGGCATGCCAAGCGTGTGTGGGCGCAAGGACCGACATACGACATGAACATCCTGGAGCATGCCTACAAGAGCTACAACAAACCCTTACCCTGGCAGTACTACATGGTACGAGACAGCCGCACAGTGTTCAGTTTATGGCCCGGCCAACCCATGCCTCCCACCACTCACCATGCACTAGAAGACTGCCGCAGACAAATAGGCATGTTACAAAATACACTTAAATATCTCAATGTTCGGGAGTTGAAATAAGTTGCTATGACTCAGGTGGTTACGTTTGATTTTGGCGGAAAATTTAGCCCGGTATCCTATGAAAACTTGTTGACCAGCATTGCTGTTCTTGCTAAAAAAAGCAAAGATGTTTTGGTATTAGGTTGTCGGGAAGAAGATTGCAATCCATTAGAGCACTATGCTCAAACTCTTGCACTGCAAGAACACATACACAATCTAGGCATGAAATTTTGTGTGTTTTTTAATTTTTACACTCAATACACTCAAGAACATTTGCCAGGAATAGATGTTGATTATATTGACTTCATGTTGTTAAAAACAATCCACAATGCTCCTGCGCCTGTTGCAAAGCAAGGCAGTCGCATTTTATTTTTAATTGGCAAACCTGATAGACCACATCGAGCACCACTGTTATACAAGTTTTATGAGCGTGAGCAACTGGATAAACTGAGCTGGTCGTTGTTTATACCTGTTCAAATTGAAAATCAAGTACGCAAGTTGATTCCTCATGCAGCTGATCAGCAATGGCAAGAGTTTATGCAACTGCAAGGCAGTCCTGATGGGGTGACACCAATAGTGAGTGGGTCCAGCATTCACGTTTGTAATTATTGTGATTATGATGCAAAAATATTTGCTGATACCAGCGTGATTTTGGTCAGTGAAAGCATGTTTGAACAATCCAATGCGTTGACTGCTCGGGCCACAGAAAAAACTTACAAAGCAATCAACAATCGCCATCCTTTTGTGATTGCCGGCCCAGCAGGAACCTTGGAACGATTGCAGTCGCTAGGCTACAAAACGTTTGAAAAACACCTACCCAATCCAGGGTATGATCAGGAAGTTAACAATGACATCCGTTTGGAACTAATTTATGAAAACATTTTGGCGTTGCATAAGTTGGCCACAGAGCATCCAGAATCTCTTGCAAATGATATAGAACATAACTATACTGTCAACAAGCAACGATATCAACAACAACTTGATCGTGCCGCTGCCATGTTAGCAAAATACGGTTACAACGGATCAGCAATTGACGTTCTCATGCTGCATGACCAAGTGGCCCCAAACACACTGACAGAAAAATTTATGGAACTTGTATGATCATTGGTATATGTGGATTCATTGGGTCTGGCAAAGACACCATAGCTGATTATCTTGTAAACTTGCACCACTTTCGTAGAGAAAGTTTTGCGAGCACATTAAAAGATGCTGTGGCACAAGTGTTTGGGTGGGACAGAACCATGCTGGAAGGCCGCACAAAAATGGCCCGTGAATGGCGAGAACAAGTGGATCCGTGGTGGGCAGAACGCTTGCACATGCCCACTCTAACGCCTCGTTGGATACTACAATACTGGGGCACAGAAGTGTGCAGAGCCGGGTTTCATGATGATATTTGGATTGCCAGCTTGGAAAACAAACTGCGCCACAGCCAGGATGATGTTGTGATCTCAGACTGCCGTTTCCCCAATGAAATTTTAGCCATTAAGAACGCAGGCGGACGTGTGGTGCGTGTGGTGCGTGGTCCTGAACCTGCTTGGTATAATGCAGCCGTAAGTGTCAATCGTGGTGCCAATGGCAATTCAACCTGGGCGCTGAGTCAACGCAAACTGGAAAAACTAGCAATTCATGCGTCAGAAACTGCCTGGGTGGGAACTGAATTTGATGCTGTGCTAGACAACAACGGCACACTAGACGACTTGTATCAACAGGTCAAGAGTCTGGTTCAAGATCCCCGGGCTTCCACGTAGAATCTGTGCGTTTTAAATCCGCCACACAGTTCATACACACAGTCTTTAAATTACGAAGCTCACAGTTATTGAGGTTGCCATCCACATGGTATACCAGCAACTGACTGTGATGTCTGGCCTTAAACCCACATCGATCACATGTGGGTTTTTTCTTATATCCGCTTGACTGCCAGCGCGGCACCGGTGCTTTGATTTTGCGATTTTTCTTCGTGCAAGTTTCGCAACGACTGCGATAGTATATCTTGCCATCTCTATGGCAGTTTACAGCTCGAGGTCGTTGATTGCAGGCCGGGCACATGGGTCTCATGGTGTATTTATGCTCAAACCTTACGGTAAGGGCAGTCTACGACACCGTTTTTTGAATCTACCCATAAATATCTACAACTTGAAAAGGAACCCACCATGGCTCTAGTATCCCCAGGCGTAGAAGTAACAGTAATTGACGAAAGTCAATATATCCCTTCAGCCGTTAACACCGTACCGTATTTCCTCATTGCCACTGCACAAAACAAAGTGTCAGGCGATGGAGTAACTGTTGCTGCTGGCACAACTGCTGCCAACGCCAACAAAACCTATTTAATCACCAGTCAACGAGATTTGGTGGCCACATTTGGTGTGCCATTCTTTTATTCTACCACAACTGGCACTCCAATCAACGGTTACGAACTCAACGAATATGGTCTACTGGCTGCTTATTCGGCACTAGGCGTTACAAATCGTGCCTATATCCAACGTTGTGATATTGATCTCACAGAGCTTACTGCTAGTTTGACTCGTCCGGTAGGTGAGCCAGCTGACGGTACCTATTGGTTAGATACTTCAACATCAGTTTGGGGCATCCAAGAGTGGAATGAAACTACCAATGTTTTCACTGTCAAAACACCAATTCAAATCATTAGCGAAGATGATGTTGTTGATGCCGCAGGCGGAGACTATGAGCCATTGCCATCAATTGGCAGTGTTGGTGACTATGCTGTAATTGCATTTGCGCAGTTTATACCAGGCTACTACAAAAATTCTAGCAATCTTTGGGTGCAAATTGGTACTGATGAGTGGAAAACATCGTGGGCCACAGTGGCAGGCACAGCAAGTCCTGCCACATTGACTGTTGGTGCAAGCATGTTTATCAACGATACGTTGATCACAGTGGGTGCTACCAATACTGTTGCTGGACTAGCGGCAGTTATTACTGCTGCTTCTATAACTGGTGTAACAGCCGCCGCAGTAAGTGGTAAGTTACAAATTTTTGCCACCAGCGACGCTACCAATGACGGATCTACTGGCTCAGGTGGCATTGTGTCAATTGAAGCTGGACCAACCAGCGGTGCAGCATTACTGACAGCATTAGGCATTGAAGCTAAAGATTATCTTGCACCCACATACTTTGTGGGGTACAGTTATCAAGCTCCACGCTGGAGAACCACTGATACAAGTCCTCGTCCAACTGGATCTATATGGAACAACATCAGCTCTGCCAACAATGGCATGAGTTTGAAAGTGCAAAAATACAGCACCACCTTGGGTGCTTGGGTAAGTCAAGTTAGTGGCGTTTATACTTCAGACCGTGCTGCCAATTATGATCTAGATCCATCTGGTGGTGGTAAAAATATTCCAGTAGGAACGACCTATGTGCTAACACAAGCTGTAGAATCTGCTTCTGGATTCCCACAATTTAATTTTGAAATCCTTGAAAGAATTGCACTTGGTGCTACTGTAGTTACTGGTACTACTGTGCCTCCATCGTTTACTGTTGGTGATTCGCTTCGAACAGTGGCTGATTTTATTGCAGCAATAAGTGCTGCCAATGTGCCTTATGTATCAGCCAGTGTGAACTCAGCTGGTAACATTGTGTTTTCACACAGTCAAGGCGGATCTATTGCATTGCAAGAAGTTTCAGGGACACCAATTCTTGAAGCTGGATTTACAGACGCAACACCCAAATGCCGCCTTAATAAAACTGATGACACGTTTTTAGATTTGAGCAACTGGGTCACAGCTGACTTGTTCACTTACACAGCCAGCGACACTGCACCTGACGTTGATCCAGATGACGGACGTTTGTGGTATTACAGCACTCCAAGTCAAGTTGATATCATGATTCAAAACAACGGCAGCTGGATTGGATATCAAAACGTAACTAATGATGTTCGTGGTTACGATTTGACAATTACCAATGCAAGTGGACCTATTGTGGCTGCGACTGCACCAACAACACAAAATAATGCTGCTGAATCTCCTTTGGAGTACGGTGATTTGTGGATTGATTCAAGTGATCTTGAAAACTATCCATTGATTTATCGTTGGGAATCAGTAAACAACGTTGATCAGTGGGTAGCAATCAATACCACTGATCAAGTTACAGAAAATGGTATACTATTTGCCGACGCTCGTTGGGCCACAAATGGTACCACAGATCCGATCAGTGATCCATTCCCAACCATTGAAGCATTGGCAAGTTCTAACTATTTAGACTTGGATGCTCCAGATCCTGCCCTGTATCCACAAGGCATGTTGTTATGGAACACTCGTCGATCAGGATACAATGTCAAGAGCTATCAAAGCGACTACTTTAATGCCACAGACTTCCCAGATGATACATTGCCAGCTGTGAAGAATACCTGGTTGACAGCTAGCGGCAACAAAGATACTGGTGCAATGTTTGCTGGACGTCAAGCACAACGCAAGATGGTTGTGGCAGCAATGAAGTCAGGTATTGATACCAGTGCTGCTGCAAGAGAAGAGCAGAATGGATTCAACTTGATTTCTGCCACAGCATATCCTGAGTTGACACCAAACATGATTGCACTCAGCAACGAGCGCAACAACACATTGTTTGTGGTTGGTGATACACCAATGCGTCTTGGACCAGATGGCAACAGCTTGGTTAGCTGGGCTACCAACAACCTTGGACTTGGTTTAGATACTGAAGATGGATTGACATCAACCAGCAACTACGCCGCCAACTTCTACCCAAGTTGCCAAACAAGCGATCTCAGCGGAAACACTGTGGTTAGTGCGCCAAGTCACATGATGATGCGTACAATTCTACGATCAGACGCTGTGAGCTATCCATGGTTGGCACCAGCAGGCACACGTCGTGGTGTTGTTGACAATGCTGTGGCCATCGGCTACATCAATGCCGCAACTGGCGAATTTGAACAAC